CAGGTCAACGTCTTGAATCTGATACTTCTTCATCTCAACCCATGACTTCTTGTTGCCAGCCATGCAGCCAAGCCAAAGGTCGAAGCCGGAGTGCTTTACCTTAGCTCCAACTCCTAGCTTTTGTGATACGTAGTCCAGCTTGTTGCTAGGGAACTTGAACTGAGACCTCACAGTAAGCATAAGGTCCATCTCTTTGTAGGGAGAAGGTGGCAGCATTCCGTTCTCGATGAACTCACGCTTCAGGTGTTTGCTGTCAAATGCCTTAGAGTTCCAGCCGACTAATACATCAGCTTCGTCCAGCATAGCGTGAACCTTCTTGAGCATCTCTTCTTTACCATCGTGGTGGGCTGATGCAAAGTGCACCTTCTTCTCGCCGTACCATCTGGCACCCCAGCACATCATCTCAGTGGACTTGATAATCTGGCCAATCGATATGTTCTGGTCCCATAGGCCCCAGGTGTGTGCTGTTAGTGGGCTTGTTTCGATGTCTAGGAATAGAATCTTCATGCGCCCTCCCATCCGTTCTTTAGTATTGCCTTATGCTTTTTGTTTCGGAGATAGATTATGCCATGACGAACTGCATCATTGGCGTGTCCTCTACCGGCTTCGTGTAGTTCCATCTTGTGCAGTCTTGCATCGGAACATAGGGCCTTCTGGCTTGGCTTCTGGTACACCAAGTCGTACAGCCCGAATGGATACAGTGCCTCAAGTGCTCCTATAACATAGGTTGCGCTAAGGTCTACACCCCTAACTCCTTCCCTAAGGTCGAAGTCTTCGCAGATAATCTGGTCTATCTTAATGTCCTCAAGTTCATCCCAGTGAAAATCTAGGAATCCTCTGAGCCCATTCTTTATCTGCCAAGTCCTTTTGAATTTATAAGTATCTTCATTATACTCTAACAGGGCTACGCCTGTTGTGCCTCCGGGGTCAAGACACAATGCAATTGTATTACTTGCCATCCTTCAACCTCTCTTCCTTCATCTTAATTATCTGTGTCATTTGGTAGCAGGCAAGGGATAATGGATACTTCATGCCATGCTCGTACTTCTCATTGTGAAACTTAACTGCATCTTCGTCAAACCTAACGGTATCAAACTTTGCTTTCCTGCTGTAGTTGTTGTTCTTCACACTATCACCTCCAAGTATGTCTTCCGGTTTTCCATTACTAAGTGCACCCTGGCCTGTGACCTTAGCGCCTCGATGATGTCATCGAACTCACGCTTCTTCTTGTTATTGAATCTACGGTAAGCTTCTTCGTATCGAACTCGGCCACCACGGTCAACCACATAAGCTTCAAGCTGGTCAACATCTCGTTGCCATTCTGAAGCAGAGATGGCACCAGCCATTGTGATTAGGTTCTGGAACCATTCCTCTGAGTAGTGGATGGCAATCAGGATGTGCCTTAGCTTTACCTCTTCAGCCTTGTCAGCCATTGATAGTAAGATTGCACACTTCCATACGGACAGGGCCAGTCTCTGGCGAGACGGCTCGATGGACTCTGCTTCCGAGTGGTTCTCGGCAACGTTACCCATCTCCCACTTGTACTGGTTAAAACGCTCCAGCGCAGCTTGGCTTAGTCGGATAGGCCTAGGGTTAGGCTTACCCTTCTTCTGCCAGTAAGTTACTGACTGGAATAGTTTGCTAACCATGTCATCCATAACTCCGTCCTTCACGGAGACTTCGTATTCATCTGCCTGCTGGATGTCCTCAAGCTCACGGCTTCTGTCTGGTGCATCGGCAGTTACATAGATGAAACGTGCCAAGAAACCAGAGCGGAAGTACTCAGTTGTTAGTACGTCTGCCGTCCTGCTTGTGATGCCCATGAGATACATAATGAAGTTAGTCTCTGCTCGTTCGCTCTGTCGCTTTTCCTTAGAGGAACGAATGACAACCGGGACGTGACCATCGTAAAGCTCAGTGAATCGCTCCGCAGCAGAAGCCATGTAGGTCTTGTTCATAAAGTCCTTGAACATACCTTGTACTTCATCTCGGTGGAGCAGGCTTGTCTTCTTGTCACGCTCAGCAAGAACGGCAGTAACACCTTCAGGTGTAGCATCCGAACCGATGTCAATCTGGTATCCACCGAACTGCTCATACTTGCGGATAACTCTCAGCATTAGTTGGCGGCTAGTTGACTTACGTGTTAGGGTAGTCTCACCAAGAAGCATGAACCAAAGGTTGAGACCCATCTTGCCATAGCGAGGTATCGCGTAGCCCCAGTCTGAGAACACAGATGATAGTATCGTAAACGCTCCGGCAATCTGGTAACCCAGTGCACCGTCAGTCTTTGACTGAGCCCAAGATACATAAGCATCGATAAAGGTTGGCTCCATGGCTACCACCTCACGCTCCTCAGGTGTGAGTAGTGAGATGGTAACCGGTGCGAACCTAGCGGTGCCGGCGTCAGTAGTGATTGGCTCAGGAACATAAGGAGTTGCTTCTGCCTCTGCCCTAAAGCTCTGAGCTGCTCGCTGCACATCGCGCCACAAATCGCCATCAGCATCGATACGCTTAGCCCTATCCGGGCTGTGATACTTGTTACACTTGGCGTGTCGGGCTACGCTGAACACCTCTTCAGGGGTCAAGCCTTCGCGCAGTAGTTCCATCTCTAGCTTCCATAGAAGCTTGGATAGGTCAGCGTTGTGAGCTGGCTGCTCCATGTAGAGCCCGACAACCTGAGGATTGTGTGATAGCTTCTCTAGTACCTCAAGTACTGGAGGAAAGCCGGCGGGCATCTCTGCATCAGCTGCATCACGTATCGGCTCAACATCCACGTCACCGTAGACAGCTTCAATCTGCTCAAGGGAATAAATCTCTCCAGTAGTTGTGCCTTCTATTGTGTATGGTGTGTCACGCTTCATGTTGCGAGTGTTGGGCAGGCGCAGTAGTTTGGTTGTATTCCAGCCCGACTTGTCACATCCCTGGTGGGAGTGTGCGTATGCAATCTTTTTAGATAGTAGCGCAGCAACCATAGGCTCGACCTCAGAGTCAAGCATCCAGTAGGTGTGCCAGCGGTCCTCTGATGTTTGCACAGAGATGGATGGTGTAATCAAAAAGTTTTCAGGAGCGCAGGCGTCAGCGTCTGCATAGATTACGCTTACTGTCTTGGCATTTTCTTTTATGCGTCGCTGAGCGTTAAATAAGATGGGAGAAAAGTAAACGTCCTCCATTGAGTGCTGCTTAACAAACTCAACCATCTGGTGCTTCTGCTCAGGGAACTCGTAAAACTTCTGCTCTGTCAGTTCTCCGCTGGCAGCGTTACGTACTACTAGTGTTGCAATTCCAATCCCTTCACCAAAGATTGATGTCAAAAATTCTGCTGTCTTCACTTGTTCCTCCTTCCTAGTTTCCTCCTACGAACCTATCATGGTGCTCTAGCTGAGAATCGAACTCAGCGGCCTAGGAGAAAGGAGGAGGATAGACCATACCAATTAGAGCTAACGTGCGTTATACAGACGCACCCCTGTTCTGGCTATTGGGTTACCAGACGTCCCCGACAACCTCGGTTGCGCCCATTGATGCAATTGCATCGGCACCGCTGGTTGCCTTGTCGAAGCCACCTACTTCATTTCGTGGCTGGCCGTTCATGTCTGTTCCTACCTTGACACGGACCCCCACTGGCTTACCCAGTAGGTCTGCTACTGCTGGCACCTTGAACTTGCCAGCCTTGATGTCGAACCCAAGTGACTTGAAGAAGCTTGCTGCCTTCCAAGCATCGTTAGCTGCATACAGAGGTACATAGCTAAACACACGACGGTTCTCGTACTGTCCTTCTGCAATCCGGAAGTGTACATTGAAGCGCGGCTTGCCCTCGTTCGGGCCGGACCTTACCTCTTCTTCCTTGATGTCAAACACTGTTGCATTGTACGAACCTGCTGGTACAGGGTCCATCGAACCAGTGCCCTTGCTCTCTAGCGCATCGGCGCTAAAATTGATAGTGTAATCCATTACTTGCCTCCTTTGATTAGTGCGTATATTTTCTTCATACTTGGCTCCGTGATAGTCGCGGGCAAGTTGAACCGGTTCTTGGTAACGAATCTGTCAGAAGATTCTACTAACAACACACGCTGAGCGGTGCCGTCCTCCTTCTTCTGTGCTGTTATGTAACCAATGATGTCCGGTATTCCTGGCAGGTCCTTCTTAGAGCCACCGGGAATGTTAGGCACAGTCTTGACTGCTCCTGTGTTTTCATCTTTCTGGTCCTCAGCATGAGTCAGAATGATGGAGGTGAATGGTGCTGCATGGAGACCACGGACTAGGTTGTTAGCCCAAATCTTTAGGTCACCCCACTTGCCAAACTTGTTGCCCTTGTTCTCTGGTCGCTCGCCAAAGACCTTCTCTGCTCGGTCCATAGCCACACCTAGTGTGTCAATGATAACCGTCTTGTACTTGTGCTTGACGTTGATAAGGTCATCCATAACCTTGTCAAGCTTCTCGTGAGTGTCAACTGCTATAACATCCACGTCTTTGAAGTCGCGGGCAATAGCCGAAGCTCCGCCCTCAACATCAATCAGTAGCACCGGTGTCAACTCAGGAATCTGTGATGCGGACGCAGCAAGCCACGTCTTACCACGGCCAGCGTCTCCATAGATTAGTATTGTCTTCGGTGCGTTTAGTGCCTCTGCTTTATGAACGTGCTTAGCAAAGGATAGTTCTGGAAATTCTGTAGCGCCCATTATTAGTGCCTCCTTGTAAGTTATAAATTATACCAGACCATTTACTGAGCAGGTGTAACACTCAGGATGGCTTGGGTAGTTATCGGGATGTGCTCCTTCTTGGAGCTCAACCCAGAGTGCAACCAATCTATTCCATAATGCTAATGCAATATTTTCGTCATACTCATAGGTGTATTCTAGCACATCATTCTCGTTTGTGCCGTCTCTATTGATGAACACCAATGAAATTCCATCAATGTTCTCTCCTGTTTGGTTGACGCCCCAAGCATACAACTGGCTCTGCCCGATGTACTTTTGCATGGTGTAGGTCACACCTGCATCCTTGCTCTGGCCGTCAATCCACTTCTGTATCTTC